TCTAGCACTTCTATAAGTGCTGTTGCTACTACTTTATACTCTAATGGTTATATAGACGCTACTGGGGCTAACTTTGTTAATACTGCTATCACATCTGGCGCAGCGGGTGCTGGGTTTGGTGTTACAACTGCTGGTGTTGTTGCTATTGTTAACGGAGCGTTGGCTGGGTATACTCTTTCTACTGCTGGAATGACTTATGGTGGCGCAAGTCTTTCAGATTCTTTAATGGTTAAACTTGGTCAAGATGGTACACTTGTTCAGGATAGTCAAATAAAATTTAAATACGGTAATGCTCTTGTTGCAACTTTGAATGGTTTTACTGATACTACTTATGGTAGTACTTTAGAAACTGATACTAATTTCTGGGCACTTAGTAATTGTGATCGTTTTCAAATAAGTGCAGTTGGCTCAAATACGCTTAATTTCTTTTTATTGTCTAATATTGGTTCTGGGTCTGGTACTACGCTCGTAAGAAATACAGCTGGTAGAGTTTTAAATAGTAGTTCAAGAAGAATTTTAAAAGAAAATATTAATTCAAATAATTTTGGGTCCGAATTAATTAAAAAATTAAATCCTGTTACATACAACTGGAGATCTCATAGTCTTGCTAGTAATACTGAAAAATATTTAAAATCATTAAATACTCAATATGGTTTTATTGTTGAAGAAGTAGAGACTGTTGATATAGGATTAGTTCATTATGATTACAATCTTCCTTTAGGAAGAGAAGAGGATATGGATTATACAGACCCTAATAATTTTTCACCATCAATGTATGATCCAAATGGTATACTGAGTATAACGGTATCTGCATTGAAAGAAGTATTAGAACGCTTAGAAGTTCTAGAAAACAGACAAGGAGTTTGAGATGGCTTTAAAAGATTATGGAACTTCCAGGAATCAATTTGGATATTTAGATAAAATTATTAATAATACTGATAATTACGGTGTTTTTTCTTTTGCTGCTTGTGCAAGAATTAATAAAGGCAACCAGTCTGAAGGTCGGTGTGATTCTGATTCTATGGGGCCTGTTTGTATTACATGGGATGGTAAATCTGCTTATAGTTTACCTTTGAATATATCTTTAAGTGATTTAAAATTTTTAAAAGTAGTTTTAGATTTTGCTCCTGATTTTTTTATTATTTATAGTGAAGTTCAAGAAAAAGAATGCAATGTTCTTAAAAGAAATTATAGTGAACTTCCTGAATGGCAACAAAAAGCTATTGATAATGGATGGGGTAATTCGGATAAATATGTTCAATCAGAATATTTAGAAAATCAATTAATAGCATTGCATCCGCAAAGGCATGCTAGAACTCTTGGTGAGTTATTTAAGCTCATTATTGAATGGAGTATTGTCAATAAAGAACCCTTTAATAATGAAGAGGTTCAAAGCGTAATTTCTTCTAAAATATTAGAATTAATGGATATGCCAGAAAATGTGTATCAAGAACTTTTGAATAGTTTTCCAGATACGCATGTTTCTTTATATTTACAAGGCAACCCTGATGCGACTCAAAGACCTAGCGATGTCCCCAATATAACCCCATTATTTGAGGAATGGATTGAAGAAAAGCTCTTGAATTACCAGTATAGAGGACCAATCGTTTTTTAATTAATTTTGTAGTATAATGGAGAAGTATGGCTTACGAAAACTATAATTTTGTATCTTGGAGTGACGGTACTCCTATAACTAGCCTTAGGCTTTCTCAAATGTCTACTAATATTGAGCAAGTTAAAGATGTTATTGATGATAAAGCTACAGGTGTCCTTAAGTTTAATCAGTTAACAACTCAGTCACCTAATGCTACTGGATATTCAGATTTTACTGAGCATGAAGTAATTTATTTAAAAGATGAGTCTGGGACTGGTGGTTCTGATACACGAGTTAGTATTGCTGAAAATAGATATTATAAAATAACTGTAAACATTCCTGCAATTTCTGTGCTTTCTGCTGGCGCAGAGGACTCAAGGTATGTTATAAATCTGTATAATGGTTCTAACATAGCAGACGCTGGCAAGCAAAAACTTGGATATTGGGAGATTACCCCGCATACATTCACCTTTGCAAACGTAGCAATGGGCTTGCCAGCAAACATAGCAAACGAAGCAATCAAGTCAAACACTTACCCAAGTAAAATAGGATCGGGAACGTATACTGTTTTACAGACTACTGGTTCTTCTTTGACTAACCAAAGTTTCTTTCTTTCAGTGTCCAGAGTTGCTGGCGCTAATATTGTTAATGCTCCTAATTGGAGAATTGAAGGTAACTCCAGTGCTCCTATCCAAATTTATGTTGAAGATGCTGGCGGTATCTAAAATTGCATGCTAGAAGGGAATTAGCTTCTAAAAGAAAAGATATAAGCTGGGCACCAAAAAATAATACTGGTTCTAATAATCCTAATTTTGCTGGTGGTAAATACATTGATGATAAAGGTTATATAAGAGTATTACTCCCAGATCACCCCCGGAATATTCGTGGTTATGTTTATGAACACAGACTTGTTATGGAGAATTATCTTGGTCGATATCTTCAGCCTTGGGAAACAGTGCATCATATAAATGAAATTAAAGTAGATAATCGTGTTGAAAACTTTTTTGTTTGCACTCACAAAGAGCATAGTGCTCTCCATATGGAAGGCAGAAAACCTAATATGAAGCAGAGAGATAAGATGAGAGAAAATGTTAAAAATACTAAGCCTCATACACAAAAGCGTGATTTTTCTAAAAGAATAAATATGCAAAAAAAACTTTCCTAATGACAAAATAATACCTACGGTTTGTGGTACGATTGACCCAACCCGTAGGAGGGACAATGAAGAAATGCGAAGGCAAGAATTGTGAACTTGAGTTTGAACCCAATTCACCCAATCAAAAATATGCACAACCCTCATGTCGTAAGTCAATGGATGTACTTGGCTTATGCAAATTTAGAAAGGAAAACGGAATCGTGGACATTCCTGGTTTAGAAACTTCTAGTGATAATGTGAGTGACGCTGCTCTGCGTGTTGCTTACAGTAAACTTCTTTCAGAGTATGAAAAGGTAAAGAGTAAGCAGGATGAAATTGCTTCTGCTGTTTACTCCGCCGTAAAAGATACAATTGTAAAACAAAAGCCTGCTGAAATTGACAGAAATTTTTTTGCAACTAAAAGTAAGAAAAATAATAAGAATGAAGAAGTAGCAGTTGCAGTCCTAGCTGACTGGCAACTTGCTAAAGTTACACCTGACTATAACTCTACTGTATGTGAAGAACGTATTGAAAAATTTGCTCAAAAAGTTGTTGATGTAACAAATGTTCAAAGAGCAGATCACCCAATTAATGAAATTCATATTTGGTGTCTTGGCGACATTGTTGAGGGTGAACTTATTTTCCCCGGACAAAGCTTCTTAGTTGATGGTGGACTATATCGTCAGGTAACTGTTGATGGTCCAAGAATTATGAGAAAGTTTATCAACAAAATGTTGGAAAACTTTGAGAAGGTTGTTTTTGTCGGTGTCATTGGTAATCATGGGGCTATTGGTGGTCGTTCACGTAGAGATCATGATCCAGAGACTAATGCCGATAGAATGCTTTATCGCATCATTCAGTTGATGTACGAAGATGAAAAGAGAATTAGTTTCCAGATCCCTGATGGTCGTGGAGAGAGAAATTGGTATGCTATTGACTCAATTGGTAACTATAAGTCAATGTTGATTCATGGTGATCAGTTTGGTAGTCTCTCTACGCTGTATGGCTTTCAAAAGAAAGTTTATGGCTGGAAAGTTGGGGCTGTACAGGAAGATTTTACAGATGTTTACTGTGGACATTTTCACACACCAACTAAGATGACATTTAATACTGTACAGTTTAGAATTTCTGGTAGTCCAGAATCTACAAACACTTATGCAATGGAGAGCCTAGCGGCCATTGGGCAACCATCACAACCGCTAATGTTTGTTCATCCAGATAAGGGTATTGTAACAGCAGAATATAACTGCTGGCTATAAGGAGATAATATGAATAACAAACTATATAAAGATATTGCTGAAAGAGCACTGTGGACAGCTGCCCAGGCATTTATTGCTATTTACACTGTTGGTGGTGTTGATGAAGTTAAGTCTGCAAGTGCTGCTGTTTTAGCAGCTGGCATTAGCGTTCTTAAAGGTTTTCTTGCGACTCAAGTTGGAGATCCTAGTTCGGCATCAACACTGAAAAAGTAAGGTGATTAAGTTCTCAGATGTGTATATGCGCTGCATTAAATGCGGTGGTAGAAAATACATTGGAGAACAATATTATAGTTTAGGACAATACTGGGTAGATGTTACATGTATAAAGTGTGGTCATTCTGCTGATATTCAAGTTGATAAACTAAATAAAATCTTAGAAAAGATAAGAAATGATAACAAATAAAATTATAGAAAATAAGTTTTATTTATATAAAACACTTATTGTAAAAGTAAAAAAGATTCATCGCTCTTCTAACAGTGTAATTGTGAAATTCCTGTTAGAAGAGAATGAAGAAATTGTCCCCTTCAATGGTGGTGAATTACTTTTAAGTCGTTTGTACACTATTGGTGAGTTATCTAAAATTACTGGTAAAAGATCTGATACAATCAGAAAATATGAAAAGAATGGATTGCTTGCCAGACCAGCATTAGAAGCAGAAAAAAGTGAGGCGTATAAAAATTGGCGGTTTTATACAGAATCCGATGTTTACGATGTGGTAGCATTCTTTTCTGGCAGGAAGTCTGGAAGACCTGCTAATGTTAAAAACAACAACATAAGAAACAGTATTGTTTCTTTACGAGAAAAGGTTAACAAATTATGATTGACAATGATAAAGCAGAAATTTGGGCATCGGTAGGTATTACCAAGAACCTTGGTAATTATGAATCTCTTCGCCTTGATGCTGGTGCTAAGATTATGGCATCTTCAATGGAAGATGAATCATCATGGAAAAAACTTTGGGCTGCTCTTGACGAACAAATTGAGGCAAAGCTTAAAGAACTTGATAAGTGACATGGCTTAGTAAAGCGGTTTGCTCACAAGATGAGCATTCACAAAGATGGTTATCTTATAACCTTGTTGATATAGAATACGCCAAGAGTGGTTGCGCCAAGTGCACTATGCACAAACAATGTTTAACTAACGCTTTCAGTAGCGATAGTGATGTTATTGTTGGCGTAATTGCTGGCGTATCCGAATATGAAAGATTAATTATCAAATTTCAAAAAGATGGATGATACCAATGTCAATTGCTGGTAGTGATTTAATTCAAGCGTTTAAAGCAGTGTGCGAATCTGAAGGTAAGTTATTTATTCCAGATTCCCCTCGTCAAGAAGATATAGCCGA